CTCATAAAGGGCGGTCTTCGGCTCAGTGAACTTCGCGAAAACCTGCACAGTGACTAAGTCCGCGCTGCTGGTAGATATGGAGCCCAAAGCAAATCTCGTTAGAGTGACTTTCCAGTCTCTCTCCTCCGCAAGTATCTCTCGGTACTGTTCTGGACGCATGTAGTCGAGTACGATTGTACATGCTTCTTGTTCGGAAACGTTCAGTAACTGCATACTGGCCTGAGATCTCTGGTGCAATGTGCTGAGGTCGTTCGAGAGTCTGTCCTGGTAAGGTAACACACTAATCCCAAACATACCATACTGCATAGGATTAGAGATCATAACGATCTTCAACTCCACACCACTCCTCAGATAAGAGAAAGGTTGCAGGTAGTCCGCTATATTCTTGACCTCGAGCAAGTCGGAGATAGGGCTAAAAGACCAGAAATCTCCTGCGACTCCGGCCACGGATGTCGGGGTAACTGCTATCTTGTGTATGAGGTATTCCCTGGTAATTACCCCAGTAGGCGTTTTGTCCTCATAAGGGTCTATATTACATAGCATCTTACTCTCCACTTCGAGGACTTCTTCGGTTTCCTCAATTTTGTTGATAATTGTCAGGTTGTCAACTTCAACCTCTTGCATATTTTCTGCGAGTCTGGGTGCTTTTTGGGTTTTCGTAGACTCATACTTCAACCCAGCAAAAGAACTTAGATCCTCCGGGATCTGCATTCGGATTTTCTCTCTCCCGGTGCTCGGAGCATTGTACCTGACGGAGATTGAACAGTTAAACTGGCCACTACTGGGGTAATCACACTTGTGATAGTTCCTGTAGGCGAGATGATGTGACTCATCAAAAGTTTTGTACTGAGGGATTAAATCATTACCCTTTTCTGCCAACTTCTTAAGCTGGTCTACCAAATTTTCATAGAAAGTCCTCCCGTAAAGAGAGAGTTCAATGCAGGCTTGGTCAGCCCTAATTTGGGCATACTGTTTAGAAGTCATGCCCAGAGGAGGATTAAGCTTGGTGTATATAAACATATCGTAAATAGTGACCAAACGTAATCTGCCTATGATTTCACCGTACTGATTTTCTGAGAAGTCCCTGCCTAAAAAAGCATCACCTAGACTCCCTGGGACAACTTCTTTTGGGACATTGGAACTCTTGTCAGGACCAGTGTAAGTAATACCCCATATCTCCATAGCCTGTTCGCTAATAACAGACATGTTGAACCTCTCAAAAGCCTTCTCGGAGACGGACCCTATAGAATCGTCCCCCCCGCACTTAAGAGACACGTTGGAATACCATTCCAGATCGGGGCAAACCTTCTGGAAAATGACCTTGTGCATACACCACACCATAAAGGTGTTGTATAAGAAGGTAAGGAAATGGCCAGAAGAATGACCGCTGACGACCTGGTAGGCACTACCCCCCCATACGAACACAAACCCGACCAAACTCTTGATCAGATTGCTAGCCACAGTCAATTCCTCATCAGTGTAATTGTAACGGCTTCGGACGAAATCGCCAAAAAGAGTGTTGAAGTAAGGGCCTATAATACTTTCTTGTTTCTTCAGATCCCCAGCTATCAAGTGAGGGTGAGTCTTTTTAGCCTGGTAATACAGATTCCAGTCTGTAGAAAGTGGGTCTATACCAAGGGCCGCCGCTGTGCTAGAGGGATCGCTTTTGATCTGTTCTATCAAATCGCCGAAATACATTCTAAAAACTGCATTTATGGCAAGATCATGAGCGAATATATTCCTACAGGTCCTCTGCTCATAAACTTTGGAGGTAGGCAGCATCTCGTCTTTTCCAAAAACTTGAGCAACTAATACGACTGGTTCGACTCTCAGTATGTCCATGTAGCCCCTTACGCACGCCAAAAAGTCCCGGGACATATACCTGTCCGAGAAATTGATGTGGTCTGCTTTCTTGCCTTTCAAAGAAAGGCCGATGTACTTGCTGGTGGAGGCCATACTCAAGATGTTTCTAGCGGGGTCGCCAAAAAGGGCAGTCTCCAGTTCGAAGACCTCGCATATTCTGCCTTGTTCCACAAAATCATCATACCACTCTCTGGGGAAGCTGGGTACATTGGGCTGCTTATTGAGTATATTGCAATTGGTTTCGAGCTTACGTTTCATGTACCCTGCCTCTATCTTGGCAGGTATATGATCGGTGTTCCTGAAATTGCGAAAATTGCTGTCCAGCAGACGGAAATTGCTTTCTGTCGGGCCTGTACCTACGCCTTTGTAAGCCCCGAGATAATCAGTACCTCTTATCAATTCACCCGGTTCGAAAGGGTCAACAGAATCTACCAACCCGTTCCTGAACTGAGCCTGGTAGACTCCATCGGAATAGGAGCTAATCCTCGGAAAATCTTCCTTATAAAGGGGAACTCCCATGGCGGTGTTGCCAACTCTCGCGCAGTGCAAGGACTCGAGAACCCAAGTCCTACTTTCCGCAAGATAAGGAAAACCGCAGTCTCCTGCGATGCCAAGGCC